TTGGATATTAAGCTGGGACGGTAGCAGGATAATATTAAAAAATAGAAGTGAATATATTGAGCCACCTATTACAGATGTTTTTATGGATGTTGCAATAGTTGGAGATAAGTTTAGTAATCCTGAATTGATGGAAAATTTATTACAGGAAATCAACTAAGAGAAAATTCATGAGGAGAATATGATGAAGAAAGATAAATTGGACATTATTCTAAAAGAGCATAAAAAATGGCTAATGAAGGGAGAAAAAGGCAAAAAAGCTAATTTACAGAATGCTGATTTGCGTGACACTAATTTACAGAATGTTGATTTACAGAATGCTGATTTACAGTATGCTGATTTGCGTGATGTTGATTTGCGTGATACTAATTTACAGGACGCTAATTTACAGAATGCTGATTTACGGAACGCTAATTTACAGGACGCTGATTTATATAATGCTGATTTACAGAATGCTGATTTGCGTGATACTAATTTACAGAATGCTGATTTACAGAATGCTGATTTACAGTATGTTGATTTACAAAATGCTAATTTACAGAATGCTAATTTACAGAATGCTGATTTACAGAATGCTGATTTACAGTATGCTGATTTGCGTGATGCTGATTTACGGAACGCTAATTTACAGTATGCTGATTTACAGAATGCAGATTTACAGAATGCTAATTTACAAGATGCTAATTTACAGAATGCTGATTTGCGTGACACTAATTTACAGTATGCTGATTTACAGAATGCAGATTTACAAAATGCTAATTTACAGAATGCTAATTTACAGAATGCTGATTTACGGAACGCTAATTTACGGAATGCAGCTTTTGCAAAATTACACTTAGGAGAGTACGCTTGCGACATTTGGTCCAACAAAATAAGGGTAGGGTGTCAACTCCAATCTGTGAGGTGGTGGGAGAACTTAACAGAGGCACAAGCTGAAAAAATAGCATTAAATGGGGGTAGTTGGTTGAAAATGTATAAGGACGTAATCCTATTAGTAGCTAAAAATTTAGGGAAAGGGCACGAAATTCAACGTAAATTCCAAGATGATTTTTCTATTAAATTAGATGAACGAAATATAATTAAGTCTAAAAAAGACTTAAAAATAATGCCTATAAACTCACAAGGAGACAAGAAGGTTAAAAATAAAAAAGACTGCGATTGGCGTGATAAACCAGATAGACCTTGGATAAAGGGTGAACAAGATTACGGTGTACTAACACTTAGATACGAACATAAAGATAAAATAGTTCAAGCAGAAATAAGCGGAGAAAGTACGATAGAAGAAGTAACAACAGTATTTAAAGGTATTTTAGTAGCAGCAAGTTATAGTACAGAATTAGTAGAAAACAACTTCCCGGGGGTAATTTAATATGAATGCTATTTTATGGAATAAGATGTTAGAAGAAGGAAGAAAAGTTATGCCAGCAGAAAAAGGGTTAGCTAATTCATTAACAAAAGAAGATTTAGCAACAGTAATAGGAACTATGGAATTTTTCGGTGCAACTACTACATGGATGAAACAAACTGTTTTCGATTTAACTGTAGCACAATTTAGGATATTCGACTGGTTAGCAATGTGTATAATGAGCAGGAATAATGATAACAGGAAACAAAATGAAGAAGCATTAAAAGTTTTAGTTCACTCTTTTATTAAAAGTGAGTATATAGAAAAAGATTTTATACTAGACTTACAAACAACTGATTACGATATAGATAAATCCTATAAAACAATAGATGTAGAAGGTTAATAGTTTAAATAAAAATAAATAAAGATATTTTACAGTTTAACACTATTTTTATTATATTTATATCATAACTAAAACATTAAATAATTAAATAATTAAATAATTAAATAAAACTAAACAAAGGCGGAATAAGATGACTAAGAATGAACTTCTAAAAAAAGTAACCTTAACAGAAGATTTAGGAAGAGAATTAACCTCAGAAGGAGAATCTATTCATGCTATATATAAGCCAGGAGATGGAAATACTTATAAAATTATAGTTTCTTTTAATAAAAAAGATGTATACACAAAAGATAGCTTAGTTAATTTTTTGTATGTTAATGTAGGAAGATTTCACGGAATGGCTAAGTTTAATTTAAAAGGTATATTTGATGATAAAAGAATAAATGAATTAAATGTGCAACTTATGATTGAAGATGCAGAAATGATAACTATGCTTGGAATATTATTAACAGATTTAAGTAAAACAGCAGCTAAGAATTCACTAGCGTTAAATACTAAAGTAGAAAGTTTTAAAGAGTATATAAAAAAGCAGCGTAAAGTTCAAAAAGAATCTAAATTAAGAGCAGAATCAGGTTTATCAGAAAGTGATAATCAAACAGTAGACGAAATAATAGATATTATAGTAGGAGTAAAAAAGTTAGAAGAAGAAATAATAGATGATGTTGTAGAAGAAATAGATTCCGGGACACCAAAATATGCTAAATTATACTTATCCTTTTCACAACTAAAAAAAGGTGAAAAAGTATTTTTATACACAGATGAAAGTAAGTTAAAAGACTTCTTAACTAAAGAAGGGTTAGAACTTATTTATCACAAAGATGTTCAATTACTAGACCCTGTAGAAATTATAGGAGATTTTAATTCAGAAGGTAAACAAGAGGATGTACTAGTTAGTAAGTTTACCCTACTAAACGGCAAAAAAGTAACTATAATAGTTACAGAAGAAATGAGAGAAAAAAATAATTTAATGAAAGCAACAATTATAGTTAATCAACTACTTATAAGGAGGTATAAGGTATTAGAAGAAGATTTAGAAACAGTATATTCAACAGCAGTAAAAACAGCAGGTAGTTTAAACGGTTTAACAGTTTTAATTTAAAAGATTATAAAATAAACTAGGAGAAAATTATGCTTAAAACAGTAGAAGTTAAGAAGATTATAGGAGTACCTATAGAATTATCTTTAAAAGAAGATATAGAAGAGTTAGCAAGTTTAGATGAAAGATATTTAGCTGCAACTGCAAGAAGATTATTGATTGCAGGTTTACCAGTTCTTAGAGAGAAGTATGAAAAAGAGCACGGAAAAAAAGTTAACTGGAAAAATGCTTATAAGGAGAAATAGATGAAACAAACAGGAATCGAAGTTAGTTTATTAGGTGAGAATGGCAATATATTTAATTTAATGGGTATAGCAAGTAAAGAATTAAAGAGGAAGGGTTTTTCAACAGAAGCAAAAGAAATGGTAGCTGAGGTAACTTCATCAAGAAGTTACCAAGAAGCTTTAAGTATTATAGGTGAATATGTAGAAATTGTATAGGAGGTATTAGATGAAGGTAGTAGGATTTTATTTACAACAAAATTTTCAAAAAGGAATTAGAGAAAAAAAGTTTTTAGGTGTTTTTAAAGTAAAAGAAGCACCAATCTGATATTGAGCCAAAGATTATTTCAAGAGAAATAACAGATAAAACGACAATAGAATATCATGGCTTAGTTAATGCATTCAGAACTTTCAATATGACTAATAATATTTTACCACTAAGATATGTTGAATTTAGTATAAATTGCAATAACCTAACAATAACATTTAACGAGGAAACATACTAATATGAATTATATAGGGTCAAAACTAAAATTATCAAATTTTATTAAATCAACAATCTATTCAGTTGTAGGAAATGATTTGTCAGATAAAATATTTTGCGATATTTTTGCTGGCACAGGAATTGTTGGAAGAAACTTTAAACAAGAAGTTAAACAAGTGATTTCAAATGATTTTGAATATTATAGCTTTGTTTTAAATAAAAATTACATCGAAAATCATTACAAATTAAAAAATCAAGAAGAGTTAATTGAAGAATTAAATCAATTGCCTCTAATTAAAAATGGTTTTATTTATAAAAACTATTGTTTAGGCAGTGGTAGTGGTCGGCAATATTTCTCTGACAACAATGGTAAAAAAATTGATACAATTAGACAGCAAATTGAAGAATGGAAGACCATAAACTATATAAATTCCAATCAGTATTATTTTCTTTTAGCTAGTTTATTAGAAAGTTCAGATAAAGTTGCAAATACAGCTGCTGTTTATAGTGCATTTTTAAAACATCTTAAAAAGTCTGCACAAAAAGAACTTATATTACAACCTGCAAATTTTGGAATTAATGACAAGGAACATTTAGTATTTAACAAAGACAGCAATAAATTAATTAAAGAAGTAAGTGGAGACATTCTGTATTTAGACCCACCATATAATGCTCGACAATATGGTTCTAATTATCATATGTTAAATACGATTGCAAGATATAAAGAGTTTAGTCCAAAAGGCAAAACGGGTTTGCCAAATTATCAAAAATCAAGATATTGCAGTAAAAACTATGTATTAAAAGAAGGATTAATGTCTGTTGAAGATGTAAAAATAATAATGTCTAAATACGGGAAATATGATATTGCTACAATAAATTATCAACGTTTTAAAGCAGATAAGGATGAGAATAGAAATTATAAAGCAAATAAAACAGAAGAGTATTTACACATATTGAAGAAATAACACCCCCTACAACAATATATAAGGTATTAAGCGACAATTTGAACAATTCGCATAAGATGTTTTAGAAGTAGCTAAAAAGTATGGAGGTAAAGAAGCTTTAAGAGAAGTAGATAACCAAGTAATAGAAGTTGTAAAAACTTAGTTAGTTTAGATTTATACACTTTAAAAATAGGAGAAAATTATGTTTTATTTATTAACAACTTTAATCGTTAGTTTTATTATTTATCTTACAAATAAAGAACTTACAACTTCCGCTTTCTTTTTAAAATGGGTAACTTGGGTTTACCCAAGTTTGATTATAACTTATTTTTTAAAGAATTTAAAAGTTAAAAGTTGGAAAGAACAGTCCTTCGAGAAAGCAGAAAAATTATACCGAAGCGATTTAAAAAGTGTAAATAAGTCTCAAAATAAGAAAAAGGCGGGCAAGAATGTTAGCTAGAAAACTAAGACTTAAAGTAACAAAAGATAAAACTAAGCTTCTAGTAAAATTAGCAGTAGAGGATACAAAAAAGTTATTAAATAAAAGGTACGAAGAAGAAGTGGCAGAATTAAACCACAAACACAGAGAACACGAAGATATGCTTAAAATTAGAAACGAAAGTAAACTTCGTGTCCTTAGACACGAGTTAAAAGATTTAAAGGAAGCCAAAAGTAATCTACAACAGTCTTATTATAAAACTCAAAAAATAGCAGATAATTTAAAGGGTGCAATAATAACTCTAGGTACTCTGGTAGATACACAATTCGAGGTAAATACCCACAATTTACAAAGGTTTAAAAATACTTACGATTCGGCGTTAAAAAACTTAAAAGATTTATCTGGAGTATCCTTAGTACAATATAAACATAATGATTAATTATAACCCCTTTATTACAAAGGGGTTACTTCTTTATAAACCTATCCAAACAACCTTAACATTAGAAAATCCAAGACACCTCAAGCACAACACTCTATTTTCATTGACTTAACTAATATTATTCTTATATTTTATCTCTAACTAAAGAGGGTAATATGGATAATATAATATTAATAAATAAAGAATTAACTCAAAGAGAATTAGAGTCGAATTTTAAGCTGCAAAGCACAAAAGAAGTAAAAAGAAGTAAAAACATGATTTTAGCCTTAGTAAGATTTAACTTCAGAATGTTCGATATAGATATTAAACTAAAATTAAGGCGTAGAAAATTAACTGTTAAAATAAAAAATTTTACTGGGGTATTAAATCTTAATAGAGAAGTAAAAGTAGGTATTAAGTTAAAGTTTAAGTTTTAAGCAAACTAAGTATAAAGATTGTTTATTCTTGACTTACTAGATAAGTACAACTATAATTACCTTTACAAGTTTAAAACTTTAGGGGTAATAAATGGGAAGTCAAGAAGAACTAAATAACCTTACAGATAAAGATAACTCAGAAGCAAATCCTATATTGGAAGCGTATAATAAAGAAAGGATTGAAGAGTATTCGTTATTTTGGAAGTTATACAAAGGTTACTTATGGGAAGATTACGAAGAAGACGAAGACAAACCAACTCCAAGCAAAAATAAAATATACACAATAGTTAATAAGTCGATAGCATTTTTAGTGGGAAAACCTTTTACTGTTAATTATGTTACAGAAGAAGTTGAAAATATTCTTTCCCCCTATATAAATCAGATATTAGAAAATTCCGGCGGGAAAGATGTTTTAGGGTTTAATACTGTGCAAGTAGGTAGTGTTACAGGAGATTGTTTTATAAAGATAGTATTCGATGAAAGAGTTCCTCTAGGTGTAAGATTAGAAGTTCAAGATAGTAGAGATATAACTATTATTGAGGAAGGTGTTAATAATATTCCGAACGAAGTTCTAGTAAGTTATGAATACTATGAAGGTAACAAAAAACATAGCTATTCAGAAAGATGGACTAAAGATAAAGTAGAAATATTTACAGATAATAAAAAAGATGAAAAAGCTTCCGGAGATAACTTACTAGGAGAAGTTCCTTTTGTACATATAAAAAATCTTCCCTCAGGAAATGATATATATGGGATAAGTGATATTAAGCAGATAAAAGATTTAAACTATCTTTTAAATCATCAAATAAGAAGATTTTCAGATGATGTAGACTATCATGGAGACCCTATAACTTTATTATTCGGAGCTAGAATTTCAGATATGGAAAAAGGTGTTAATAAACTTTGGGGTAACTTACCCTTAAAAGCAAGGGTCGAAAATTTAATCCTAGATACAGACTTTCCCGCACAACAAAAATTTATATCTTATATGGATGAAGCTATTCACGAAGTAAGTAGTATACCTATAGATTCTGTTACAGGTAATAAAAATATTTCTAACACAACAGGTGTAGCATTACATATGAACTTAATGCCTTTAATAGAATTAACCGATAGAAAAGCAATTTTTTATTCCAGAGGTTTAGCAGAAGCAATAAGGTTAAGCCTTTTATTAACTGAAGCAGTAGAAAGGAAGTATTCAAGTACAGATTTAATAGAAGACGATGTTTATGTAAATACAGGTGAGTTAGTTTCAGCAATATCCAAGATAACATTGAATCCAGAGATTAAGTTTAAACATAAGGATGAAACACTTAAAAGTTTATTCTTAGTTGAATTTGCAGATTATTTACCTAAAGACAAGATGTTACAGTTACAAATGATTGCAGAAAGAATACAGTTAGGCTTATTATCTAGAAAAAGAGCTTTAAGAGAACTAGGTGAAGATAACATAGAAGAGTTACTTAAAGAAGTAGACGAAGAAGTAGCTAAAAAAATATTAGAATCCGTAACAGAAATTTACGGGGAAACTAGTGCAGATGTATCAGAAGGTATGTCCAAAGGCACTAAGATTAAAGAAGAAAATGAGCTTTAGTTATAAATTAAATAGCATAAGGACTTCACACAGAAGAAAATAATTTCAGCAGGAGAATATCAGAAAAGTTTAAATATAATAGGAGAAAATTATGTCAGTTACAAGATTAAACGGTTTAGCACAAATAATGAACCTAACCATCGACAAAGTCAAGTTAGTATTGAACTTTTTAGGTGGAGCAGATTGGAATATTACTAACGGTAATGAAGACGCTACAATTACAGGGCTTAAAGACCCAGTAAATCCTTCAGATGCAGTTACAAAAGCTTACGCAGATGCTATCGGTTCAAATAGAGACGATAAAGAAAGCGTACGCTTAGCAACAGTAGCAGCTTTAGATGCTTATACAGCAGCCGGTAGCGGAGAAGGTAAAACTTTAACAGCAGATGCAGTCGGAGTTTTAACTATAGACGGAGTTGCAGTTGCATTAGGAGATAGAGTCTTAGTAAAAGATGAAGCAGCTTCCAATATAGACCACGGTCTTTATACTGTTACTGTCTTAGGTGATGGGGCTACCGCATGGGAGTTAACTCGTTCAACTGATGCAGATGAAGATGCCGAGTTTACAAACGGTTTAACAGTATACGTTGGTGAAGGTACTCAAGCTGGTTCAAATTGGACAGCGATTACACCAGATGATATTGTTGTAGATACCACAGCAGTACAGTTTGGTCAGACAAGCGGTGGCGGACTTTATACCGCTGGAAACGGTCTAACTCTTACAGGTTCAGACTTTTCAGTTAATGTGGACAATTCTACTGTTGAGATTACTGCCGATATTCTTAATGTAAAAGATTTAGGTATAACCTCAGCAAAATTAGCCGATAATTCAGTTACAGTATCTAAAATTGATTTCGGTACAGGTGCTACACAAGTAAGTGCTGGGGACATCGGTTTCGATGGAACTAATACTTACCAAGGTGCAGCTACAAATGTAATGGATGCTCTAGAAGAATTAGAAGCTTCTGTTCCCTCATTCATTCAGGTAATGAATGAAATACCTACTGTTACGAATGGTTCAGCAGCAGTTTCTTTAGCTAACACACCTATTGCGAATACTCAAGCAGTATTCTTAAACGGTATGCGACAAGTTCCAGGTGCAGGTAACGATTATACTATTGTAGGCGGAAATATTACTTTCGCTGCAACGTTAAAAACGAACCCAGGGTTCGAGGATGTTGTACTTGTAGATTATCAGTACTAAATAATTTTAAGGGCTACTTAATTGTAGCCCTTATTTAAGGACATAAAATGAAAACAGTAACTTCATGTAAAGGATTAGTAGGCTTTGTTCAAGGTAAAGGAATATTCTCTCTGTTAATTAAACTTTTCGGTAAAACAATATTTTCACACACAACGATGGGGTATAGTGATAATTTTCTTTTAGAAGCTGTAATCCCTAAAGTATCCTTAACTAGATTAGGAGCAAAGAAGAAAAAAGAAATTACTTGGTTTAAAATTAAAAGTAGTAAAAAAGAAATAAACCTTGCAGTAGAAAGTATTCTTAATAAATATTACGGAAATAACTATAGTATTAAACAAATTATAGGTTATGTATGGGTTGCGATAGTTAAACTTTTTACAGGTAAAATAGTTGTAAATCCGCTAGAAGATGGAAGAAAGAATGTGGTATGTGCAGAATTAGTATTATACTATTTAAGAGATGAGCTAAAATTAAAAGAGTTTAACAAAGTTAGCATACATGATTATAAAATTATAAAAGATTTATTCCAAAAGATAAAAGAAAGTAGTAATTTTGAAGAAGTGAAAGTAAAACTAAAATAGGTAACTAATATGCCAAGAACACAACTAACAGGGGATGAAATAGCAGATGGGTCAATAAAAGCAGTAGATTTAGACCCCTCATTATTGACAAATACCCCACCGGTAGATTTCATTTATGAAGTTACTAAAGTAAACAATTTAGTGAGCGAAGAAACTTGGACTAATACCTCTAATTTAAACTTAATTAAAAAAATAACCTACACAAGATTTAATAATCAAGTAACCGAATACACAACTTTATTTTATAACGCCGAAGGGATACTTTTTAGAAGTCTAGTAGAAAATATACACAGGATTAATGGAAAAGTTTCCAGTATAGAAGGAGACTATAGTGAGCTTTAATATAATAGAAATTGATGGTGTAGGAGTAGAGGATGAAAGACTGAAAGTAGAGACTCAAGCTTTAACTCCTCCAACAGGAACAACAGCGGTAAAAAGATTTATAGATGAAGATATTTCAGGTAATAGCTCTGAGCAAGATGTTTATATTATTCCAAACGGGGCGAGTTTAAAAATAACAGGCTTATCTATGACTTGTGAGAGAGCAAATTCATCTTCAATGGTAGAATTATTTTACGCCCCAAGTGGTAGCTTAGATGGAGCCGAAAGTCTTTTGTTTAAAGTCATTTTAGAGGCGAATGATTCAAACGACCAAATAGCGGAACAGTTTACAGGAGATGGAGTTGCTAGTATTATCTTAGTAGCTACTAGAATGGGTTCTGGAAGAAGAGTTATTTTTACAAAATGGTGGGGTTATTATGTATAAATCAATAGTAGTAGAAGACAGATTCAAACTAGTTAAACAAGTGGACACCTTGATATTTTCTTACGAAAATAATAAAGGTGGAAAGATTGATTTTTTCAGCTTAACTTGTAGTACAAAAGAATATAATGTGAAATTAGTTATAGTATTTTGATTTAGATTTTTCTTCTTTAAAAAATAGCTTAAAATATAAACGAGATTCATCTAATACGCCATTTACATTAGATTTTAACGGTGGAGAAAATATATTTAGTTTTAACAAAGAGATAGATTTTGAAGACGGTTTTGAGGTGTTTGTTACTGCCTATAAAAGTAATAATAGATATTTCAATTACGGCTTAATGCTATATAGAGAAGGTAGGTAAATGGAAATGGAAAGAGAAATCAACTGGGAAGAGTTTAAAACATTTATCAGTTTAAGTGTTTCAAAACTATACTTTACAGAAAATGCAGAAGAATATTTTTTATGGACATTGATTGACGGATTGACTGCTTCTACTATAATAGACAAAGAAGATTTAGATATTGTAGCTGATTTTGAAACATATAAATCAAAGTTTAATCTTAGAGGATATTCAAGTGATGGGGCTACAAGTGTAAGCCTAACTTTTGGTGAAACAAATGAGTTACCTCTGTGGAGTGGGAGTAAACATTTATGCCCAGCAGGAGAAGTTTCATTTTTTGATATAGAGATGACAGAAATATACAAACTAGTTTCAGGTACTTACTCTGTATATAATTGGGAACAAGCAAACTTAGAAGACTATATAGAAATATCTGTTATAGATAAAAATGATGTGTTAGGCTTATTCTCAACTTATGGACTAACAGTTGGAACAGATGTAATTGAGATAAATAAATTTGTTAAGAAGTCTTATGTTTGGGAAAAAGATAACGGTTTTGAAAGTATATATGGTAGTAAATTAAATATTCCATTAGGGTTATTTATTAGAATTGCTTATAATTCTTTTGGAGTTACTGATATGAATATAAAAGCTACAATGTTCGGATTTATAGGAGAAGACTAGTGAAAAAAAGCACCCCAAGTAAAATTATAGAGTATAACGGTTTTAATGATGAAAAGGGAGTTGAGGTAAGTATTAGTAAGAAAGTTAATAAAGTTAAACTTAGAGATAAAATCTCAACAAAAGAGATACAAGAGTTACTAGTTAAAGCACTAACAAGAAGTTAGTATAGAGGATAACCTATGTTTTTAACGTCAAAGTTTATGACAGGATACGGAGAACCTATTTTAGGTTTAACTCCACTACTAGAGATATGGGAAGTAGAATCTAATTTAAAAGTAGTAGATTTAGATGAGATGGAAGAGATTGCTAACGGTTGGTATAAATACGATTTTAATGCTGAATTAACTAAAGATTATGTTGTTAGTTGTGACGGAGGGGATTCACTTTCTTTAGACATAAGATACCAAGATGGAACAGTAGATATGTCTTCAGAGTTTATAAAACAAATAGAGAAAGGTAGATGGAGAATACAAAACAATCAATTAAGTTTTTATAATAAAGATAATGTTACCCCAATAGCTGTATTCGATTTAAAAGATGGTGCAGGTAATCCTACCTCCTCAGAACCCGCAGAAAGGTTTCCAGTATGAGTTTAGTAACAAAAGGTTTAGGTAGTAACTATATAATAACGCAAGGATTAAAGACAGGATTTTTTCAAGGGATTAGAGAAGTAATAATAAAAGTGTCTAAAATAACTAAGCAGATAATATTAACCTCAAGATTAGGGAGTAAGTAATGCAAGTAATATTAAATACACCCATAAGAAAAGAGATTAAGTTGGAAACAACTTTAAGTAAAGAAATAGTTTTAAGTACTAAACTAGTGAAAACACAACTAATAAATACTTGTTTAGTTAAAATAATAACTTTAAACTCAAAGATAGATTTGGAGGATTAGATGTCAACACAAGAGAATAAAATATACGAGAAAGATATAGGTACTAAAATTATTTTAGACCTAAAAGAAGACATTTCAATAGCTACTATTAAAAGAATACACTATAAAACTCCTAAAGGTAAAACAGGAATTTGGGAGGGAGTAGTAGACTCAAATACTAATTATTTATACTATATAACAGAAGAAAATGATTTAACAGGAGAAGGAAGATGGAAGTTGCAAGCAGAGATAAAAATGCCAGATTGGCATGGTAAAAGTGAAACAGCTACACTAGTAGTATCAGAAAAGTTTAAGTAGTATAAAATGAGTACAGAAGCCGATATTATCTCTAAAGTTACCTCAGAGATAACTAAATTAAAACAAAGTTTAGGAATTAAAGAAGAACTAATTGTTACTACAACAGAAGAAGATAAAAAAGAAGTATTAGAAGAAGAAAGTAAAGAATTAGCTCCTCAAAATAGCAATTATAGTAACTTAAATACCCCTAAGGGGTTGCTTATTCTAGCGATTAGAAGCCAACTTAAAGCTAGTATTATACCCAATAATTTAAGTAGTATACTAGAAAACACTAAAACAAGTAATAGCTTGAAATCCCAACTAATTATAAATAGCACTTACGACTCAGTTAAAACAATAGTTTACAAAGGGATAGAAGAAGCTAAAATAACAGAGTTAAATAGACAGCTAAAACTTTTAGGTTTAAACTTATCTAAAGCAGAAAAAACTAAGTTATTAGCGGGATTAGATGCGAATAAGGTATTCAAAGGATTAACACTTAATAAAAGAATACACAGACTATCAAATATTTCTAAGTTAGACTTAAAAAAAATACTTAGTAAGAAGATGTCTATTCCCTTAAAAACAGAACAAATAAAAAAATACTTACTAGGAACTTATCAAGGAAGAAACGGTTTAAGACCTGCTACGGTTGTAGCAGTATCAGAGATAAATAGAACCGCTCAAGAAGTACCTAAAGAGTTGTTTAAATATTTAAAAAAGAACAATAAATTACCTAAAGGATTAAAGTTTGAGTGGGTGTTATCTACTATCGCAGGACGACAGAAAGATATATGTGATGTATACGCAGAACATAAATATTACACCGATAAAACAATTCCAAGTTATCCCCACCCAAATTGTGGGTGTAGTATAAATTTAGTTTAGTATTTAAGTATTAAATAGATTTATGTTGAATATATATTTTCAAATAATTATAATTTAAAGGACTGATTTTATGAGAAGTATCCTAGTAGACAGATTAGTAGAGAATAGAACAAAAGAAGGGCAGAAAAGAATATTAAAAAAAGAGTTAACTAGGATTAAGACAAGAATTAGACTAGTAGAGAATAGGATTGATTCTTATATAAAAGAATTATTAACTTTCTCAGAAGAAGAACCAGAGGTAGAGTTACAACTTCACGCCAAGATGTATAAAAAAGTAGAAAAAGTCATTAAACTAGAAGAGTTCTATAAAATAGAGTATCAAAGTATACTAGCTCTAATATTAGAACTAAAACCTTAAGGAGATTTAATTATGTCAGAAGAAGCAAAATTAGCCGAAGAAGCAAGAATTAAAGCCGAAAAAGACGCAGCAGAGAATACAGCAGAAAAAGACGAAAGTTTTAAAAAGAAGGAAGATTTAGAAAGAGAGTATGCAGAGAAATTGAAGGAAGCAGTTGCCTTAGAAAAAACAAAACTATATGAAACAATAGAAAAAGAAAAGGAAAAAGCTTCTAAACTAGAAGCAGAGTTAGCCTTAGCAAGAGCAATAAAGAAAGAAGAAGCAGATAAAGAGGAAGAAAAAAGAAAGGAAGAATTAGATGCTAAAGAAAGAATTAAAGAATTAGAGGCTAAACAAAATGAGGATTCAGAAAAGTTTAGAAAGATTTTAGAACTACAAGATAAGAAGTATCAACTAGAATTAGATTCTAGGGATTTGAATTTATACAAACAGCAACAAATAAACGCTTTAAAAGGTAAAATAATTCCCGAGTTAGTATCAGGAAGTACCAAAGAAGAAATTGACGCAGCAGTAAAGGTAGCAGCTGAGAGATACGAGTTAATAGTTTCCTCAGTAAAGAAAAGCGAAGAAGCAGAATTTTTAGCTGGAGGTAAATTGCCAGATACAGGCAAGGGTAAATATAAGAAAGAAGGCGAGAGTGATAATTTAGAACCCACTTATCAAAAGTTAATGGAGATGGATTCCAAAGCTTTTGAAGAATATTCTAAAGAATTCCTCGCTAAACTATAATATTACAGGAGAATTAACATGGCATTAACAAAAATAGCTAACATTCCAGGAAACTTACTGGATTTGTACTCAAAGAAGCTTCTTATTGAAGCAGAACCAAAAATGTATTTTAAACAGTTTGTAGACTACAAACTAGAATTCGGTATGTCCCCAGGTGAAAGAATTAAATTTACTGTAATGGAAAATCTCGGAAAGGGTGGAGTTTTAGCAAATGAAGATACCCCTATAGACAAAAAAGCAATGACTACATCAGAGAAGTTTATTACTCTCGGTGAATTCGGTAACGCAGCTGCTTTCTCACGAAGAGCTTCTGTTGCTTCTATTAGAAGCTTGTTAGAAGATGCTAAAAAACTTCTAGGACGAGATTACGCTATCGTTATGGATGAGTACCTAAGAGATATTTTCTTGAGTACAAGTAACAAGTATTACGCTGCAGCTGACGGTTCAGATGCAGGTGCATTAAACGCTACAGCAGGAGGTTTCGACGATACTGTTGTTGACGCACTAGTAGAAGTTGCAAAAAATCTATTGATACCTAAACTTAGTAGAGGTGGAGACCAGTACTATGCATTTATAGGTACACCAAGACAAATCAGACAGATTAGAAATTCCGCTGGTTGGTTAGATGCAAGAAAGTATGTAGACACTACTCAAATGTTAAACGGTGAAGCAGGACGACTTAACGATGTAGTATTCTTAGATACTACACAAATGCCTAACAAAACTAACGCTACTATTGCAATGGGTGCAAACGGAGCAGGTGGAATTGTTATGGAAGCTGCTGGTGCAGCAGGTGTAGATGTTTCTCGTGGGGTACTAATAGGTGCAGATGCAGTTGGTTATGGTGCTTCAGTACCTATCGAACTAATTCCAGGCGTACCCGAAGATTTTAACAGAAAGCAATCTATTGCTTGGTATACAATTGGTGGCGGAGATATTCTTAACGACTATATCATTGATGTGTATACATCAGATGCAGATATTTAGAAGGAGTTTTAAATGAATAAAGAATCACAAGAAGATGTAGCAGTAGGTAAAGGTGAAACCCCAAAAGGTGAAACTCCAAAAGTAGCAGAAGCAAAAACAGTTTCTGTAGATAGTGTTAAGATGGAAGTTACCGAGACAGTAAAATTTTATGCTAAAGGGAATTACTTTAAGTATAAGCTAGGACAAAAGATTACTGTGAGTAAAAACATAGCTAAGATATTATTAGACAGAAACTGTGCTAAGAAACTTTAGCTAAGGATAGAATATGTTAAGAATATACTTGGATATAGATTCATTACAAGAAGAATTAGGTGAAAATGAAATATTGGACATCGTTTCTTTTAATGTGTACGAGTCTGTTAGTAAAGGAGGTATCTTTACTCTAATTGAAAATGTAGACTTTATACCAGCAGAACCTTTTATAGAGATTACAGAAGAAGCTGACATAACAAATTGGTTTAAATTATCTTATTTAAACACCGCCGGAGATGTTTCAGAATTATCTGAGCCAGTTTTAGGTGAGTATATAGATAATATAATTTATCAATCTTCAGTCGCGTTAGGAGATACAGATAGAGATAATCCAGCTTTTACAGATGAAGAGTATATTCTTAAGATAAGAGAGGGAATAAGAAGATACAAAGGACCCGGAGGTCATTCCTATATATCAGAAGCTGATGTAAGTGTGATAATCCTCCTTGTTCGTATCTCTTGTTGTTATGATTTAGCTTACGATAATTCTAAATACTACTCTATAACTTTGCCCGAAGATATGCATTTCGACAAAGGACAAAGAGTAGGACATTATATACGACTAGCACAATCCTTAGAGTCTTACTACAGAAGACTAACTGAGGATTTTGATGCAGACTTAGAAGACAGTTTTGAAATTGTAAGTATGACTAGACAGTCGTATTTTCATAGACCAAGGGTTAGATTCTAATGGATAGACAAGATGTATTAGATTATAGTGACGATGCTCACGACTTGTTAGAAACTTTTGGTGCAGAGGGAGAATTAACAAATGTTACTTGGAGAACTAGAGTAGCTTCTACTTATGATACTTTATATGAAGAAGATACTACTAAAGAATATCTTAATATAGAGTTAATGGGTTATTTTGCGATATATTTTCCTAAAGCGGATTTAGAAATGGAAGGGTACGACAAAAAGAATATAGGTAGACTGTATGTTATGAAAGAAGAGTTTGTAAGAAGAGGTATCGAACCAAAAGAGTCAGATACTTTTATCTTTAACGGTTTACACTATGAGATAAAAAAGATAAGACCTTTACACTTCGGAGGTAATCCATTTTTATACATTATCTACGCAGCAGAGGCAATGGTGAGTGTACAAAATGGCTAGAGAACTCGAGATAGTAATAGAAAGCAACGCTTTATCCGTTGCGTTAGCAATCACCGCATTTAGTGAAAAGATAGAAGAAACATTTAACGGTGCTTTTAGGGACATGGGGGAAGTATTTATAACTAGAGTTGCTACTCATATTAGGAAGCAAGATTTAAAAATGGCTCCCTTAAGTCCAAGGACAGTAGCTAAAAAGACACAGCATGAAAGAGATAAATGGATAGAGTCAGAGTTTTTTATAGACCATTTAGAGAATAGACTTATAGAAGAAAAAGATGGAATTAGCATTAAAGCAGGAGCATTTACAGATGTTAAACATACACCTTCCGGAAAGTCAATGGGTGACTTAGCAGCTTTATTAGAATACGGTTCTATAAAGATTCCAGCTAGACCATTGTTTACTCCAACTTTAGATGAGATGGAACCAGTACTTATAGGTAGGTTAGAGCAAGTAGCTAAAAAAATTAAAGGTAGTTGGTATAGCTAATGAGTTATATTATAGCAGATATAGATGCAGCTATGAAAGAGTATATAGAAAGCTTTCAGTTAACAGTTAATCAAGATAACCAAGATATTGTACTACCAGTACAATTTAGTTATCCCGATAGATTAGAAATAAATCAACGTTTTCCGTTAATAAATATAGAAAGCGGTTTCTCTATGAAAAGAGATACAAGATTTACAAAAGAAGATAGACTTAGTTATGCAGATAACTTAAATAATGTAGACATAACTACAACTAAGCTAATAGATGTTTTTTGGAGGTATAGAATAGGATATTATGTGTATTATAAAAGGCATCAAGCAGAAATAGAGTTGGCAATGTTGCAAATGTTTCCACCAAAGTTTTTGCTGCCAATAAAGGGTAATACGGAGAAAGTAGACTGTAGTTCTATTTCTCCTTTAAATTTAGACGAAAGAATGGAAGATTATATGGTGTATAGAAGTGATTATCAGGTGACAGCACATTTATGTTTTGAAAACCAATATGTAGAGACAGAGTTAAGACCATATAACGGAGTAGTAATAGATTAAAGACTTCAGGAGGAATTATAAATGAGTAATTTAGATGTTATAGGTTTAGAGCCTAATGTATATTTAACCGAAACACCAAGTCCCGCAGAACCTAAGGCTGTAGTAGCCACAGGTGTAGGAGCAATGTTTGGGATAACAGACTGGGGAGTAGAAGATGTTCCAGTACTATGTACCTCTTTGAGTGCATGGGTAAAAGAGTTTAAAGCTTCCACAGGGTATACTTCTTACACTCAAGTAAGAAAGTTTTTTCAAAACGGTGGAAAGAACTTGTGGTTTAAGCGTATTACACACTACGCTACAATTACAGATAATACAACCGGAACAGGTGTAAAAGCTACAGGTAGCCTAATGGATGATAATGCTAGTCCAGTAGAAAAGTATAAAGTAACTGCACGATGTGTAGGTGCTTTCGGAAACACAATAAAAGTTGTTATATCGGCTGCTTCTAATGCAGACCCAGCTTCCTTTAACTTAACAGTTACAGATTCAGCAGGTATTCCTTTAGAGCCAACTTTTAATAACTTGAATGAAATTGTAGGCGATTCTTATAACTTAATGACAGTAATTAACAATAAGTCATTATTTATTAAGCTAAGTGCAGGTTTAGGTGTAGATAATTTAGACCAAACTCAAGCAGATGTTACTATGTCTTCAGGTGAAGATGGGGTAGTAGGAATTGTTGCCGCAGATTACACAGGTGATACAGAAGCTCTTACAGGTTTTCATGCATTCGATAACATTCCTAGCCCACTTGTAACTTTTTCGCCAGATATGAGTTCAAATGCAGTAGTAGTAAATGCATTACTAGACTGGACTAAAACGCCAGAAGGTGCAGTAAACTTTATTATATGTACTGGAGATGAAGGAATTGATGAAGCAGATATAACTTCTTTTAGAACAACTTCACTCGGAGGAGTAGGAACTTCAGGGGATAACTCTAAAGGTGCTTTATACTACAAGTATGTTGTTAATCAAGAAGACGGGTCAGTTATTTCACCCTTAGGTGCAATAGCAGGAGTTTACTCAAGAACAGATAGCGATGTTACTAAAGGTGTTTGGTTTAGCCCCTCAGGTACTCATGCAGTATTAAAGTATGTTACAGGATTAGAAAGCTCAATTAGTGCTAAAGCAATAGGAAGATTAAATGCACTAGGTATCAACTGTTTAAAAGATATTCCAGACATCGGAGTATGCCCTTGGGGTTCTCGTACTCTCGCAATTACAGAGAAGCAAGATTACTTGTATATTAACGCAAGAAGGAATACTTCAGATTTAGAAGCTAGAGTATTAGCTAGAACACTTTGGGCAGTACATAGACCTAACGGTCCAAAATTGTGGCATGATATTAAAAGTGTAGTTAATCAAATTCTTAACACAAGATATTTAGAAGGCGGGCTAGACGGAGACACAACAGACAAAGCTTACTCAGTAAAAGTTGATAGCGATATTAATGGTCAAGCAGAGAAAGACGCAGGGATTGTAAGATGCCTTTTAGGTATTAACAATTTAGGAACAGCTGAATTTGTTTGGTTCGATGTAACACCTAAAGTAGGATAATAAACAGAAAGGAGTAGATTATGGGTTGTAATTCAAATATAAGAGTTAAACATAGGTTCCAAGTTTTTTCTGATGATACCCCTCAAGGTGGTTCTGAAGGAATTATTGAGTTAGGGTCATTTAAGAAAGTAGATGGAATAGAGTTAGAAACAGAAGTAATCTCTTGGAAGACAGGGGATATGAATGCTGAAACTAAACTTCCAGGTTTTACAAAATCGCCAGCAATAACGCTAGAAAAAGGTTTTGATGACGAGGAGAAGTTGAAAGATTGGTACGACTTAGTATTTAGTCTTAACAACGGTGCAGGTGCAATGATGTATTGTAAAGATTTAATCATAAAAGTGTTAAATAGAGACGGTTCATTATTCAAACAGATTAGAGCTAAGAATGCATGGCCTTCTAAATATGCAGCAGATGAATTAGACGGACAAAGTTCTGCCCCTTGGGTAGAGACAGCAGAAATGCAGCACGATGGTTGGGATTACGAAGAAGTAACTTAACCGACTTAATAAAGCACACCCCTTAAAAGGTGTGCTTAATTTAAACAAACTTACAGGAGATATTTATGAAGATGGAAAATTGCTTAGAAGAAACTATTACCTTATCTAAAGATGGAAAGATTATAGCTAATGAAGTAAAGTACGATAAAGTAACAATTAGAGAGATAACAGGCTTCGATGAAGAAGTATTATCAACAGACAAGTTTAAAAACGCACCAGCAAAAATGCTTTTAGAACTTGTAACTAGATGTATTGTAGAAATACCAGGAACAACAGATTTACCTACAGAAGAAGAATTAAAAGCACTACCTTCAGCTGTAGTAGACGAAATTATTTTTTCAATTAGAAAACTAACCCTCGGTACTAATTACGAGTTTACAAATGTTTTTTGCCCCTCAGAGATTACAGAAGGAGAGCAAACACATATATGCAAAGCACCTTATACAGGTGAAATAGATATTAGTGGTATTACTATGGATGGAGATACTTTAAATCCACGAAAGGTAACTTTAGCAAGAGGAATTGTATTAGAAGGTAAAAGAGTTAAAAGTGTAACTCTAATTCCTACTGATATGAATTTTCAAACTAAAATAACAAAATTATTAAAAGAAGATAAGTACAATGATATCAGCACAGAACTATTATTTTCTTGTGTTAAAGATATAAGCGGGAAAAAAGTAACAAGAAAAGATATTCAGTCTATGGTTAAAATAGATAGAAATATCTTACTCAAAGAAATAGATAAAATTGCGAAGTATGATTTTAGCTATAAATGTACTTGCAGTAAATGTAAAAATACATGGGAAGAAGGTATAAACATACTCGATTTTTTGTTATAAATCCTTATCTGTATGAAGATGAAGATATAGATTTCGATTCAAAAAACCCT